GCGGGGCGCTGTACTCGTAGTAGCCCATAGACTCGGGCGGGTGGCTTAGGCAGCGCTCGCGAAGATCGTTAAGGGTAGTGCTAAAAGCATCACCACTATTGCTAGCTAAAAGTGTTTGCGCGTTCGGCCTAGCTCGCGTAACTGGTAAAGCTGCGCTGTAGGCTAGCTCATCTACCTCACGCAACTCATCTATGAATAAAAAGTCAGCGGTTGCGCCGCGAGCGCTATCACGAGTAGCCGCTTTGACATCAAGCCTGGCCCCGCTTTTTAAGATAATGGCCTCAGAGCCGTTAGTGTATTTAACCTGTTTTAGTTGTGCCTTTAACTGAGGTGCAGCCTCGATGGCATCTACTACTTCTCTAAAGGTAGTTAAGGCCATAGCCCTAGCACTAGAGATAATGACGTGGTTACGCTCATTAAACAGAAACAGGCCCCCTAGTATCCGCATCCGCGCTAGGTGGCTTTTGCCGTTCTGCCTGGCACATAAAACTAGCGCAGTCTTTCGTATGAATTGCTTATTTTTATCTATCGTCAATAGATCGTTAAGTACATAGCTTTGCCAGGGCAATAATGGCAGGCCGATATCCTCGGCAAGCTGGGCAACCTCGCTACCTCGGGTTATGCCTTTTAACGGTGTGTTTTCTAAGCGTGGTCTAGTTGCCCCAGTACGCGGCTGGTTAGGTTTGTTAGCCATTAGGTTTTATCTTGGCTCTCCTGGCCCTTGCAGGGGCCTTGTAGGGCCTGTACGGCTGTCCTCGGGGATAAAGAGTCTGAAAAGACAGGGGGGGTGTCCATCGTGGCTAAAAAAACGCCCTGTGACCTTTTACCCTTACGTAGGTTACACATTTTACAACTGGCGACTAAGTTATCTAGGCTCATAGGATCACCACCACTAGCAATAGATATCACGTGGTCTGCCTGGCTTGCCTCATCACCACAGTAGAAACACACCCAACCCGCAGCGTTAAGCACGGCCAAACGCCTAGCCTTGTAGCGCCTGTTGTCGCGTGGGTCTTTGACCTTAGCCATTAGTAATGACCTACTCTCTTATGTCTAGCCAATGCAACACAGCTATTACCATAACGTTTAGTTATGTACTTAATGCCTAACTCTATCTGTCTATATGGATTAGTAGTACGCATCCTAAGTAACTGAGGTATCCCATACGCGCTGCTCTTAGGGTTATCAGCTTTAGGGTTCCAATGCGACTCACGATCCCATAGCTCAACCAGGCATCTGTACTGTTTATCATTACCAACCATTATATGAGCATAGAGCTTATAAGCCTCCATTGATGGGTTATATGCAACTGCATTTATTGGCAGATTAACAGTTAAAATCACTATTAACAGAGCTATCCCGTTTTTAACTGCAGTTTTAGTATTTAAGTTTTTTTTATCTTTTTTAGCTTTTAAGAACAGTAAATACTGTTTTAAGTATAACGGCGATAAAGGCAATTCTGTCAAGTATTGGCCTCGGTGTGTCGGTTTGTCCACACCCCCTGTGGATAACTTCTGTGGATAACTAATCATAAAGCACCCCTTGTATAGCTAAGTTTTTTATAGGTCTAGTAAGTGCTGCATCGTTACCCCAAACGCCCCAGCCTTGCGTTTGATTACGGGCGAACAGCTCAATACGGGGTAAATCCCCCATTAGCTCTACGATCTTATCTCGTACTATGGGCGGTTTTGCGCTGTGCCTAGTTATTGGCGCTATTGTCAAGTTAGCCACGCTTGCGCTTGCCCTTTGTGGCTTGCCCTTTGTGGCTATTAGACATAACTCAGGGTTACCCCGTGTCCAACGGCCTAAACCAAAGAAGTACCCAAAACCATTTTTATTTAATTTAATCCAGGTGAAGGCTACAGATTTGTAAGTAAAACCCCAGGCATCGATGACCTCTAAGGCTTCAGCCAGTAGCGGATATGTAGCCCACATAAATAGCACACAGTCATCCTTTGTTATGTCCGATATTGACATAGTTTTAATGTCATCTAGGCTCATAGTTTCATAATGATTACTAGCTGCCCCTTGTGTGTTTTTATCGTTGTATGTCCAAGGCGGATCGGCGTAAATAATAGAATAGGTGCCATTTATTAAGTTAAGCTCCATAAACTACCCTCATTTCATACCCACAGCATCGAGGCGGTATAGGCCTAGCCTCGGCCTTATATCTTATATTGCAAGCTATACACTCATACAGGCACATCGGTAGCCTCTAACAGGCACACGCCCATAACCCCACATACGCTGCACATCAAAACCTTCACATTAGGCGGCAGGTTATCGGTGACAATGCGCTCTACCTGGTTGGTTATTTTCTTACACTTTCTGCACTCAAAGCGTATGTACTCGCTCATAGCTGCACAGCCAAACCAACAGGCAACAGGGCTACAGTTTTATCTACTAGCCCCTGATCCTCAAACTCTGTCTTGGCTGGCAGTTTTTTTGTAGTCCACTTTAGGGTTATCTTGCGTAGATTAAAAGCATAAATGCCCTTAGGCGTAGCATTAACGTAAAAGGGTGTAAAACCTAAGCGCTCGGCCTGTTGCATTAGGGCCTCGTACTTATCCTTCTCTATTATTAAATCCTCGTAATGTTTATGCCTGCACTTTAGCTCTATATGTAGCCTGTATAGGGTGCTAGTGCAATCGTGATACTCGTATTGATGCTTGCTTTTAACTAAATCCTCTAAATAGCGCCCTTTAATGTAGTTAAATAACTCCTGCTCTGTGTCCATTACCTGCAGTCCTTACAAAACCATATTATATTCTCTTGCGGGTCTGACTTTTGATAGCCAAACATATCTAACTGAGTAATGCGAGCGCACTTATCGCAAGTTTCTACCTTGTATTTAGCTATAACTTCGCCATCATCTAGTAACTGGCCTGTCATCGAGCTTATATTGATAATCTCCATATATCGGCTCATACTTGAGGCTTCCACGATCCATCGCTAGTTAATACATACCAATAGGGCTTGCATTGATTAGTACGGCTCTTTTCGGTGCAGCTATAATTACCCCAGGCTTTGCCGTTCTTTTCACCTGTTCGCCATACCCTAGCCCCGTGATTACAATGAGGTACACCTGGCTCAACTACTGCCCCCATCGAGGTAGCTAGGGTAGTAACAGCCTCGGCTAATGTTGGTATAGCAGCCGCCGCTGGGTTAGTAGCCCAAAAGTCCTGATTATCAGGCATTGGCTTTAGCGCCTCTACCTTTTGCATATCCTCGCGGCTAGGGCGCTCGGCACTCGGTGTTAATAGCTTTATGGCCCTGGCTATTGCGCTGGTTTCTGAATCTTCTATGAACCAACGGCGCATATTGGCAGGGTAGTAAGTAACGTTGCCGTATGCGTGGCCTATGGCGCTAGGTTGATGATCCTCGTATTCGCGGTACACCTCAACCTTAAACAATACCCAGCCAGCTGTTAGGTCAATATCCACAATAATAGGCATAATGCGCCCAGTAGGATGCTCAACCCAAAATCGTTTGATGGTGTCATTGGCTAACTCATAGTTATCGAGAAAACCACTCATTTTGTAGCCACCGAGCTGCGGGCATTATTGCGGCCCTTCATATAACCAGCGGTGTAGCCCTCTTGCTTACCTGCCTTAAAACCTACAGTCCAACATACTATGCACCATAAAACTAGCGTTATACTTGCAAGTACAATTAACGATATATCTACCATCATAATTAGCCCTTTGTTTGGGCCGATAAGGCTGCACTATCCGAGTAGCCCCTCGGCGTTGTAGTAATAGTATGAACCCTGGGGCTGACATTTAGCAACGCGACACGCTAACGGCTAAGTTTAGCCTCAATTAACAGCTCGTAAATCCTATCCACTTGGGCCTCTATGCGATCTACACGGCCCCGCAGGTTATGGCCCCCGTTGCCATCGGGCAATAACTCGGCTAGCAGGGCCTTAACAATAAAACGCACACCGCCGTAAAGGGCAGACAGGATAGCAATAACCCCCAAGATTAAAGCTACCCACGCCTGCGCCCCCATTTACTTAGAGCCTATGCCTAACGACTTCTCGCCTGGCTGTAATGCCTTAATAAGCGGCCCAATAAGCCCAGCTATAAAAGCATTAGCTAATACTTTAGGGTCTGATATCCCGCTGAGGTATAGCGCACCCACGCACGATACCGCTGCGCGTAAGTAGGACAGGCCAGCGGCCTTTAGTTGCTCTTTCATTTACTCGCTCTTTTCTAGCCCTAGTTTAGTTATTAGCGCGGCCACTTTGACCTCGTTAATGCTTACCTCGTAGTGCATTGGATCGGGTCTAGTCCACTCCCCGCCCCAGGTTAAAGCGTATTTTTTACACAAGGCTTTTAACATTGGCACTTTAGCAGGTTCAAAAGTATTTATAGCTTTTAATGGATGACGTGTTGCATTGAGGTCTATTGCTGTGCCGCTTGCGTGGTTAGATAACTTACCTGGCACTCCCCTTACATCTCTAAAGGCATAGCCCCAATCATCTAAAGCCCCTACATCTAACGGCTCTATTAAATTATGAAACTCTGCAGCAAAGCCTACTAAAAGCGGTGCTACCTTTTCGGCGCATCGCAGTTTAATGAGCGTGCCTGGCACGTGATAGGACTTTATGCCTATCTCGGCCTGATCCTTTGATGCAGGCCAGCCGTTATAGGAGAGTAGCAAACTCATCGGCAGTTAATCCAAGCCTGGCAAGGAGTGCAGCTTTAGCAGTTGCCTTAGCCTGATCCTCTGCCTGAGCTGCTGCCTGTTGATCCTGGGCAGCCTGTGCAGCTGTTGCCATATCTGCAATCTCAGCATCGGTTAGTTCGATGATGGACTGCTCACCTGTTGTGCAGTTGATTTCGACTCGGGTTGGTTTTGTCATTGTTTCTCCTTATGAGTTTTTGATGCCGTAGAGGTAAAAAGTTGAGTATTGAACGAAAGACCCAGTATTGTAAACAGCGAACCCAACACTTGTAATTGCTGTTGTATCAGACCATAACGGGGCATCTAATTCTGCAAAAGCAGCAGTGGTGTTATTTTCTGTAACGGAATTAAAAGATGATGATTTATTATTAGCAGAAGCATAATTTTGAATATACAATTCCCAGTTAGAAAATGTAGTGGCAGTAGTCGTAGAGGCATTTACGCCAGCGTTGCCAATTCTGCCCCAGGTACCGCCAGCACCAGCCGTTAGCGTTGTAAAGCTTGCAGATTCGGCTGCTGTACCTGTACCGCCTAAATACTTAGAAGTGTAATTACTTGTTGATGCATTAAATCTATAAAGCAAGGTTTGATCTGAAGTGCTAGAGCGAGTAGAGCCAACTACTTTTAAATCGGTATAAGTGGCGGGGATACTAGAAAAAGTTACAGATGATGTAGTTGTCGTGAGGGTGTTGCTTGAAATTAAAGTATATGTATTAGCCATTATGCCGCCGCGATTCCATAGAGGGTGAAGATTGAACCTGCAACGAAATTTCCGCTAGTAGGGTAAATCAAAAGAGAAGAAATTGCAGCAGTTGAACGCCATAAAGTAACTTCTGCATATACCGCATATGTTTCATTAGAAGCAGATGAACGAGTTAAAGCAGTTTTATATGTTGTAGTATTGGCGTAATTCATAATGTTTACAATAGATAAATTAGGTGTGGTGTTACTTGAAGAAGATGTATTTAATCTACCTGATTCAGCATAACTAACGGCAGTATATCTTTCAGATGTAGCAGCAGTACCATTACCTTCTAATGCAGTTAATGAATAAATTGCACTAGAATCAGAGTTATATCTGATGCAATAAGTAGCTGCGGCCCCTGTGTTATCGGTTCTTGCAGACATAACTAAAACAAGGTCAGTATAAGTACCAGCAATTGAAGAAAAAGTTAAAGATGCAGCCGCGCTACCTAATGTATTAGTTGCTAAAGGTGTGTATGTTGATCCAGCGGCCATAGCCGTTACCCCTTAATTCCGTATAGGGCGAATGATGAGTATTGCTCAAAATTAAAACCATTATATTCTGTAAAAACTATTGAAGTGATTGCAGCCGTATTTTGCCAAAGACCAGATGTTAAATATACCCTACCTGAACCATTTTTATCATCTCCCTGTGAAGCGCGGAGCGTTTTGTATTTATTAGTATTGGCATAATCTAGAATATCTACCACACCTGCACCAAATATACTTGCGGTAGAACTTGCAGCAGAAATCTCATAGAGAGAACCATAAGAAACTGTAGAATATGCATTTGAAGATGCTGTAGCACCATCTCCTTCAACAGTGTGCATTGAATAATTGGTTCCACTATCACCATTAAACCTTGTCACTATGTATCCTTGAGTTGCCGTCCTACTTGAGCGAGCAATAAATCTAAGTTGCAGATGCGTATAAGTAGCAGGTATTGAACTAAAAGTAACTGAGGCTGTAGCCGTACTTAGAGTAGTTGTGGCAATAGAGTCATAAGATGATGTGCTGATTTTGCTTCCGCTTATTGAACTTGCCATAATTCCAAGCATCGGGCACATTACGCAATATCTCCAAAGACTATCCACGAATTAGCAGCTAGTTTTTTACAGGTAGCACCTGAATTAGCAACACGCAATTTAGGCGTGGCACTTGTAGCACCTGTACTAATAACTGTTGTTGTGCCAGGAGTTACTGCCCCTATGGTTGGTTGTCCTGCGCCCGTGATCCAAAATACATTTATCTCCGTACCTACTGCGAAGTTGAAAGTAGCATCGGTTGGGATATTAAATTGCGCTGTTGCCGCATTGTTCATCGAGAATAAATTGCCCTCGTCCCCTGTTGCAAAGGTGTAGGCAGCCGTCTTAGCCGTGTAAGTAGATGAGATTTTAGGGCTGGCAATTACTGGTGTTGTGCTAAAAGAGGTAAGTGATGAGGCCAATACATTGGATGCAAGGGTCGCACCCGTTAGCGTACCTGCAGCCGCTGCGCTTGAATCGGCTGC